TTAGTGATAAGTCCCTCCACTATTTTCTTCAGCTCTTCCACGTTTGCTTTAAGTGCTTCAATTTCGAGCTGTTGTGTACGATTTTCCTCCACCAGCGACTGCAGTACGGCATGATGCAAAGCCACTGAAACACCGGAGTCGCCTGCTTCTACTGCCAACACGTCGTCGATTTTGGTCCCATCGCCCAGCTCGCGGGAACCAGTGTTGATCACGCCGTCCGGGAAGTATTTGCTGATATCGTTAGCAATAACCCCGATACCGAAACGACCAACGGATCCTTTATGGGTGTACTCCCATGTTGCCGCCCTGATGCCCATCAGGATATCACGCGGATTTTCTATAGGCTTGATCTTAGTCTTGATGCGTTCATCAGATCCGGCGTTTACCCATGAACCACTGGCCACCGCATTGCCCGTTTGGGCGAACTCAAACGTTGCGGCACCACCAGCCACTGGGGCCACCACTATGCGGGCAGCATGGTAAGTTGTTACACGGTGCTGAAAGCGAGTAAACGCCCCATCGTTGGCGAAGACCTTAATAACGTTATTAACGAATTCAGACCCGATCGTCTGGCCATGCGCCGCTCTTACTATCACCGACTCGCCGAAGTCACCCGAGGTAGAATTATTAAGGAAGTCGATAACCCCCGTATATGAGGAGCCCTTTGCTGATGCGGCGTTTACGAGACGAGAGTCAGCACCCGCTGCAACGGTGCCGGCACCAGTGCCAACGTTTTTAGTCGCGGAGTCTCCGAGCTGCAGAGCGGAACGCGCTCCGGCCGGAGTGGTGGCCCCTGTTCCGCCATTCGCAACCGGAACCACGTCGGTACTGGTGAATAGCTGACGGACGCTGAATGTACGGGAACCTTTAGCATTCGCAATACGTACTCTGTAAACCCGCCAGTTTGTATCGTTCGCCTGGTTCGCTATTAGCGTCAGTTCGATAACGGTTCCTGAAGATGTAATGCCGTCGATCTGGACATAAACCTGAGTGTTAGCAGGGTACGATACGCCAGCCGGAGTGTTAACCCAGGCGGAAGTATTGGTGAGGTACACGGCACCTGTAGCAAAATCTGCCTGCTGCCAGTCAAACGAGCCAAGTACTGTCAGGTTAGTCAGGCCAATGCCTAAATCATACAGCGCCTTTGCCCCTTGCTGTTCCCAGGCAGACCAGGTTGTGCCTGACAGTGTGCGCTGCCATGTCCGGTTAAGATTTCCCGCCCCGCTTGCTATCGTGGTGAAGCGCTGCAACAACGAATTTGCACTGCTCCTGAGAATTACCTCACAGATACCTGTTGAGATTAAGGCCTGTCCTGGCGCTACCGGGCCGTTTGTTGTGCCGGTTGTACCATCAGTAACAGACCATACGCCGGGAGTGACCAGTAAATTCAGATCGCCTGTATAAAATCCTGGCCGCGAATTCACACCGACCAGGCTCCAGTCGGACCATGGCCCGTCAGTCCCGTTCCATGCGCCAGTCAGGGAGCGGACATAAACGTTGCCGTTCATCGAGACCGTATAGCGCTGCATCCCTCCGTAGCGTCCACCGGCAAATACTTCCAGAATCCCCTGCCCGTTGTCCTCCGGGAACCCGTACGCGGCAGTGGTGTTGGTGTTTGATGAACGGTTCCAGGTCCCGGTAAAGTCGGGAGTCGGTCCGTAGGCATTCAGGTTTGCTGCAGCGGGCAGATTGCCGCGCCACTGCTGAGAGGAACTGACCAGACCGGCCATTTTTGCCCATGACGGACCCGGAACCTTTGTGCCGTCCGGCAGGGTGATGTTGATATCTCCGGCAGCAGAATAAAATGATTGCCAGTTAGCTTTGTCATTATTCATCCCGCGCATTGCAGCAGTCGTCTGCGCCACCAGGTCAGCCGTGACCTGACTGAGCACCTTACGGGGCACCGCTGCCCAGGCAGCACCCGTGGTGGTTGGTCCGGTGAAGGGGCTGACAAGCGTGGCAGCTGTATTACTTGTGACGGTATCAACCGGAAGGGTGTACAACACGCCGCCGATTGTCGCGGTAATGAAATCGCCAGGTTTTAAATCCGTGGTGAATAACGTACTGGTACCAACCACTGCCGTGGAATTGTTGGTCAGTTTAAGAGTTCCTGCGGACATAATGTCTCCTGATTACAGGCAATAAAAAACCCGCCGGAGCGGGTTGGTTTACGTGATTTGCGCGAATGAGCCGGAGCCGCGCAGGATCATCATGGTTGGTGAGGATATCGACGCACCCGCGCCCGGCAGCTGCTGATCTGCGTTCACTACACATGACACGTTGATTAACCGTTCTGAGGTGCGCACGCTGTGCATGACCGCTGCCGAAAACACCCCGGAACCAGGGGTAGTAAAGTTAAACGACCGTGAGACACCATTTATCGTTATGGTGGCAATCGCCCCGACAGAGCCGCTATTGGCTCCCTGAACCCTGACGTTCATCATTACAACCACCTGTTTTGCGAGGTTGAATGTTGCGCTGTCAACATACTGGAAGGACCGAACATAACCGTTCGGCGCATCATCAAATACCATACCGTTGGCCACGTCGCCGATAAAGCTGTTGGCCTCCACAGTCCCTGTAAATTTGCCACCGCTGGCGTATACAGTGCCTCTGAACTCACCATCAGTCGCATAAACCGTGCCCCTGAAGGAGCCTGATTCGGCATAAACGGTTCCCCTGACGGTTACGCCGGCAAACCACGCAAACCCACTTTTGTTAATGTGCCAGCCCACATTGCCGGTGCCATCCCATGTGTTGGACTGGATGTACTGGCCAATTTTGGCATTCGTGATCGTTCCGTCCTGGATAAATCCGGAGCTCAGAAACACCTGACCGTTAACGATGGCAAAAGGCGAGTACATGACGCCGCCCTGCCCCGACAACATCACGAACTGATCGGCATTAATCGCCACGCGGGTTTTTACCGCTGAACCGTCAGCTATGACCGCCACAGACAGCCCGGCGTCGTAGTAGTTGCCGTTGTATTTCACACCCGTTTTCAGGGTGTAAATTGCATTGGCGGTGGTTGCGTCCGCATAGGCAGTCATTTTTTGATTGATGGCGGCCTGTTGATCGCCAAACTTCGCCGCGACCTGCGTCTGGTACTGGGCAAAGGCCTGTTCTGCGCTGGCCTGCGCCTCCTGAATGGTGGTGATACTGCTGTTAACGCCTTTAAAATCCGCCGCTACTGACAACCGGTATTCCGCGAACGCCTCATCCGCTGTCGCCTGTGCGGTTTTAACCTCGTTGATTTCCGCAGCAGCATCGCCAAACTGAACGGCCACAAGCTCCTGGTACTGTGCAAAAGCCCGTTCGTTATCGGCAATGGTAATCCTGGCCTGCGAAATTTCAGCGCGCGCCAGTCCCACCTGTTCATACTGGATCTGTGCCCCTTCCACCTGCGCAAGTGTGACCTGCATCTGTCCTGCCAGGGTGAAATCAATCTGCTCTGTCAGGCGCTTCCCGTCCTCTGACGTCAGCAGATCTTTGGCAATATCTTCCAGATAATCGGCGGCCTGGTCGTTAGCCATGCCCCTGATCCAGTCGGTCCAGCCTGATTCATTGCCCGTTTTGTCGACCAGCTGAGCGCGGTACCAGAAAATCTGGCCCGCCCGCAAACCAAGCTGGGTGTAATCCATTTGTGGATATGGCACATCCGACAGCAAAAGCGGATCGGCATGGTCATCACGCGGCGTGTACTGAATTTCCGTTTTCAGCGTGTCTTCTGTGTTGGGCGGAAAAGCCCAGGTGAGGCGAATGCCCCAGTTAATGCCGGTGGCCGCGAAATTAATCGGCTTCGGCGGGTTACCGACTTTACCCGTCAGCGCTTTCTCCTGAGAGTATCCCCAGCCGCTGGATATCTCCGCCGCGTTGATGGCGCGGACGCGCACCAGGTAGCGCCCTGCATAGATGCCCGGCACTTCAAACGACGTGGTCGAACTGCGCGGCACGTTCACCCAGTTCCCGTCGTTGCGGCGCCACTGCGCTTCATACGCGATCGCGTTCGGAGCGGGGTTCCAGCTGGCGCGCATCGTTTCAATGCTGATGCCCTGATTCACCACGGAGTAAGAGCCTATGGTGATGTTTTCCGGCGCAAACTGGCTGCCCGGCGGGATCACGCTTACCGGACGCTGGTCAATGATGGCGCCGGTATCGATGCGGGCATACTTATCCGGATCGTGAAACGCGCCTGAGATGGTAAATGTGCCGTCGTTGTTATCGCTGACACTCACCACCCGGTACTGCTGGGCATACAGCTCATCAGACTCCACCACCCAGACACTTTCCGCCTGCGGTATTTCCCCGTAAGCGATACTGACCGTAACGGCCTGACCGTTGATCGCCTGGATTGTTCTGGCCTGTGACGCGCCGGAAGGAAGATTGAGGATAAGGCGATCGCCCGGCTTTGCATCAGGCACGCGGTCGAGGTTGATCACGCGCCCGTTAACCGAACTGATACGGCCGCCGGTGACTTTACCGGACATCATTTCGTCTGCAACAGCAATGATATAGCCCGGCTGCGGGATGTTACCGTCCAGGCCCACCGAAAAGGTGACGATGCGGTCCTTGTTGTTGGTCAGGATCCCCCAGCGCCCCTTGCGGTTTGCTTCACTCTGCCGGGTGCAGCCGATCGCGGTCATCTCAAGCTGGTTGAACCCGTAGCGTGCGACCAGTGGCTGTTCAAACACCGGCTCCATGGCGTCAGCGTAACCGTTAGCCGGGTCGGAATAAGAGACCAGCGCTGTGGTGTAACGGGTTTTGGTCGTGCTGCCCGAGTAAACGAATTCACCGTTTACGACGCTGGCGCGGGTGTAGCTGTAATCAATATCGCGCGGCATGTCCGCCAGCGCCACGATCTGGTTACCGCCCCAGTAGGTCATGCCCCGAAAGATAGCAGCAAAGTCCCGCAGCACGGTATATGCCTCGTTACGGTCCTGCACATAGACGTTACAGGTATAACGTGGCTCCAGGCCATTTCCGCCTTTTCCGTCCGGTACCAGTTGATCGCAGTACTGTGCCACCTGGTACAACGTCCACTTATCGATATTGGCCGCCGTCAGCCGGTGGCCCAGGCCAAAGCGGTCGGCGACCACGATGTCGTAAAAAATCCACGCCGGGTTATCTGTCCACGCCCATTTAAACCCGCCCGTCCAGGTGCCGTTATAGGCGCGTGTCAGCGGATCATAATTATCGGGCACGCGGATCACGCGCATTGCCGGTTCACAGGAAATCTGCGGGATGCTGCCGTTGAACTGGCTGGAGTCGAACTCGATGTACAGCAGCGCGGTGTTCGGATAACGCAGCTTGGCGTCAATGACTTCCGTATAGCTCTGCAACGTCATGGTGTCGCCAGTTTTTGCGCTGTTGGCATCCGGCGTCAGTTTGCGAAGCCGTAATGTCCAGGTGCTGGCGCCACGCGGCAGGTCAATACGGTGACTGCGCTCGTAGCCTGTGGTGGTTTTCCCGGTTACAGCCGTACTGATAACAGTCTGCCACGCTCCACCATTAGTCTGCAGGTCAACTGCATAAGCAACCGAATTGCCCACCAGATCCCCGTTATCCAGCTGCTGGTAAAGTGACGGCCATTTGATACGCAGGCGAACGGCAGATAACTGCGTGTTGGTAAACGTGCGCGTCCAGGCGGTGGCACTGGATACCTCCGTGCCTACACTGATTTCGTTTTCTGATCCGGGCATGCCCTGAATATAGGGCTGAGCCTGATTACCCGGTCGGAAATCCCAGGCGACGCCGGAAAAGTTCCGGGAGCCGTCCGGGTTTTCAATCGGGGTACCATCCAGAAAAATGTTGCGCCCTGTCAGCCCACCAGCAAACTCCCCCTCGCCCAAAGCAAGCAGGATTTTCGCTTTTGCCACCGACTGGAGATCGTCCGGTTGTTCTGTGGGGGTGCGCTGTTTTGAGCCGCCGCCTTTGCGCCCTTTGATAAGTTTTGCCATGTTGCGCCCATAAAAAAACCGCCAGGCGGCGGTGACTGTGAGGAAATAAAAGGTGGGGGGTTATTGCTGATCTTCGACGTAAATCCCGGCGGAAATAATCGCGCCGCCAATTCGGCGTTTACCATATCCAATCGGAACGGGATAACCCTGCGCAGCTGTATTGGTCACGCCGCCGAACGCATAAGATGCCCGGTTATCGGCATCCTGTTTGCTGACGAGTCCGGCAGGCTGAGGTGAAAGCATTTGGATAACACCGCCAAGAATCAATGCCCCACCAGCTTGGTATAAAAACGGGGAAGCAGCTGCGAAAGGCGTGAAATTTAAAACTACACCGACAACAACTAATACTGCGCCAAGAATGGTCTGTAATACACCTGCTTTCTTGCTTCCTATTATCACAGGGACTATACGAATTACTTCACCAGTTACAGGAAAGCCTAGATCGTCTTCGCCAATATTTGTCTTACCGCGAAAGACAGCATAAGTAAGACCACGCTGTTTGCTAGTGTTCATAAACTGCTCGAATCCATTGATCGTTGCAGCCAACGCTCTGCACGCCTCATGTGTAGTGCTGATCAAACGATGGTGAGTTTTACCAAATGTTTTGCCAAGCACTCCGCCAAGTTCTATTTGTGTTAAAACTTCTTGCACAATTCCCTCCAATATAAAAAGCCACCCGTAGGTGGCTGTATTTGTTTGACATTAATTAGTTTAATGTCATTGGGAGAATATCCACGTTTCCACTTTGGTCGGTAAATATTCTTAATAACCTCGGCGTGTTTTCTTTAATTATGAATTCCCGTTCTTTTTTAGGAGCTTCACTGCACAGCCCTTTACCAGCAAATCCAGCGCCTACAATAACTTCGCCAGCAGGTAGATATGCTGTGACCTTTTCTCCTGTATTAAGCTCTGCTAAACGCTTCCCATTAATGTAAGAAGTTATAGCGCACCCACCAGCAACAAATCCTTTGTCGCGGATAATTGTAACTTCAGAGGTATTGGGTTTTTGCAGAAATTCGGATGATGCATTAACTGCTTTTGCATTCTGCGGAAGAACTGGCTCCGTGGAACATCCAGCCACGCCTAAAGCTAAAAGAGCCAATAAAACTTTCTTCATATTACGGTCCCTTTATTTATTTTTCATGAAGGTTAGCACAGAGACTTATGGCGTAAAATCTTCATTGTACGTTCCATCCAGTAACCACCGTATGGCACCCGCTGGCTCAGGTGCCCGTAAAGATGATGCAGTAACATGTTTCCTTCCAGCAATACTCCGGCGTGATTCCACTTATTCGACTGAACCTGCATGATCACCACGTCACCCGGCTGCGGCGCACCGGTAAACTCCCGGAACCCGCATTCGTACCAGTTATCCTGGTAAAAATTGTCAGGGTACTGGTCTTCCCACCACGGATAATCAACGCGGTAATCAGTCAGCTCGATGCCATATGTCTGGCGAAAGTAGCTCATCACCAGCCCCCAGCAGTCGTAAACTCCCAGCACGAACGGACGTTCCAGCAGCGGAATTTCACCGCGCGGCATGATGGTCCGTAAATCCCCTTCCGGCCAGCTGACGATATGCCAGGGCAGCGCCGTCACATCACACTGCGCCTTATCCACTTCACTTGGCTGCGTGGTGGCGTCCGGATGGCTGTGAACGATGGCGGTCACCGTTCCCCAGTCTTCCGCCGTGGCGTAATCCTCCGGCGAGAGGTGAAAATGTTCTGTGGGCTCGGTGGCGAGATTACGACAGGGGAAATATTTTTCCACCCTGCTTTTCTGCGCCACCACCCCGCAGCACTCGCGCGGAAATTCCGCCTCGGCGTGGGCCATAATGGCCTCAATGGTCTTCTTGCGCATGTCAGCTCCGGATCAAAGAAGTGCCCGGGAAGCCGCCGAACGGCAGTTCGTTGCCTTCACCGAACCGCAGCTTGCAGGCGGTAAGTGTCCCATTACATTCATCGCGGGACGGGTCATCCACGGGATTGTTGTTTTTGTCGAAATAACGCGTTCCGGCGTAATCACACCCATCGCCGGTTCGGTATTTATTACGGATGCACCAGGTGCAGAGGGAATGAAGCTGCCGTGTCGGGATCATCAGTCCCTGCAAATCCATGGGGCTGGATAACGCGAACTCCACCACCTCACTGGTTTCAGAGGTTTTCGCGTCGATATACCAGACCTGCAGTTTTTCCTGCGTGGCATCTGCCGTCGGGTTTCCGCCGGGAAAGTTACGCGCGTCGAGGTATTGCGCCAGCGTGTCATGAATAGTGACCTTCGCCTGCAGCATATCGTCATACGCAAGGCACAGCGCCGTGACAGAACCATCAAGATTGGCAACACGAAAGACCGGCTGCGCACTTTCGCCCCCCGTCGATTTTTCTATCCCTTCAATCTCACACGGCCAGGCCTTATATTCCTGACCCTGCCACCAGATGCTTTTTGCAGCCAGTTTTGATTCATTACCGTTGGCGGCGAGTATTTCAGCTTCAGAATGGGGAATGCTGTGACTGTGGAAGCGCATAACCTCCCCCACGCCGAATGCCGTGCCGTCGACAGAAAAAAGCCGGACTGTGTCGCCCGGCTCAAGTTCCTGGTAATCGCTGTTGATCATGGTGCAAACGCCTGTTCAAAGGTTGCAGTAATTGTCATTACCGTTTTGCTCTTTATGATTTTCTGAAGGCTGTCAGCCTCAACCCGCCATAAAGCGAGATCACCGAAAGGCGGTTTAAACGAGAAGGATTTTGTTTTATGACGCCGGAGAAAAGCATAAATCTGCAGGCCCAGTTCTGGTCGCCCGGTAAAGGAATATTCGTAGGTCAGGGTCTCGCTGTTCAGCCCTGAGCCGCTGACCTGCGTATAACCGTCGCCGAACTGAACTTTACGGATCGTGTCGGTGCTTTTAGTTGTGGGCTGACTGGCCGACTGAATGGACCAGGGAAAGGATTCAATAGCCATCTATTATCTGCCTCTGGTTGCGTTCCAGATAAGACCACCAGGACGCACTGCTTTAGCAATGCCATCATTAACAGCCTGCGTAATGACCTGCTGGTAAGCGCGACCAAGCTGATCACCGGATTGTTGCTTCGTTTCGTTCTGCGGGGAGGTGACAGAAACGGGCGCATAGACACTAACGCCCATAGGCCCCGTGATCGGCGCTGATCCGCCGCCAACAAGTCCACCCGACGCGTAACCACGCATCAGATTGTAAAGATTGCCCACACCCAGACGACTGGTTGCTTCTTTGGTGAATACGAACTCGCCACGGTGAACCACCCCAGCAGGCTCGTATTTTCCCCCGGATCCTGTGTAACCGCCGGTGGCAAAGCCCATTGCCGTCGTGGCCGAGTTGACCATTCCCACCAGCGCCTGCTTCATCAGTATTTGGGTAAGCATGGACATAATTGATCGCGTAAAATCCGACCAGCTTGCTTTACCGTTAGTGAGCATTGCTGCCATGTTTTCACTGATACCGTCAAACGCGGTGGAGGCTAATGATTCCATCTGGCCGTACGCGTCAGAAGCTGAATCAACATAGTTAGCCCATGCGGTTCGTGCCCCTGCCTGCCAGTTACCGCGTAACTCATCCTGAGCCGCGTAAAAATTCCTGAGCGACTCCAGTTCCTGCCGGTACCCTTCGTCCGTTTCCGTGCCTCCTGCATTTTTCCAGCCCTGCAGCAGTTGTGCTTCGTCCAGACGGCGCTGCGTATTACGGCTACTCATCCCGGTACTTTCCGTCAGTGCCCGCGTTTTTTCACCCATCTGCGTCGCATATTTCTGCGCTCTGTCCTGTAGGTTATTGAGGCGCTCCTGAATGGAGATCTGATCTCCCAGGCGGGCATTAATTTCGGCCTGCGCCAGTATCTGCTCTTTATTGCTGAGCAGGGACTTTTCGTCAGCCGTCAGTGCGCGGGTTTTCGCGGCCTGCTCCAGAACCGAGAACCTGGCCTGTTCTTTCCAGAGGTTCTGTCTCTGCTGGCTGATGGTGTCATTCAGACCACGGTGCTGACGCAACACCTCCAGCTGTGTCTGGAGTTCGAGTGTTTGAGCGCTGATCGAATCTGACGCTTTAACACCACCAGGCGTGGTGGTTTTGGCGGGCTTTTTAAGCGAACTTTCGTATTCCTTTTTCGCTGCGGCCATCAGGGTGTTGTAGCTTCCCTGAAGGATGCGCCCTTCCTGCAGGGCCTTGTTCAGTTCCTTTTGTTTACTGGTGTATTTTTCCAGAGCTGTCTGCGACTTTTCATATGCGGCCTGCGCCTGAGCAGCATATTTCAGTCTGTCCCGCTCAGCAATTGACTGAGCTTCTGCGCCTTCTGCGGAAACAGTCTGCATATCGGCCTGCAGTTGCGCCGCCTGAAGACTGATTCGGGTGCGGTCCAGCACTTTCTGATACTGATTGCGCATCGCGTCAGACACGCCCGGTCCGGTCGCGAATTTATTGAAGTTGTTCTGGGCGATATCGAACTGCTGCTGCGCCTTTTTCAGCAGCTCTGCACCGGTATCAGGGCGACCGATATCAAGGATTTTGTCCCACATCGACTTAAAGGCGTCGCCGACTGTGTTTGCTGCACGCTCCAGCGTGCCCATATTGCCTTCAATGGCACGGGTCTGGCGTTCAAAACCTTCAGTCGCCGCGTCGTTTGCCGCTTTCAGTGCGCCTGCCGCATCGCCGGAGCGCTGGAGCTGTGCCACATGCTCAATCTGTTCAGCCGTCACGTTATGAAACTGCTGCGCCATGGCAATCAGGCCGGATGTGGGATCGCTGGTCAGTTTTCCGAACGCTCTGGCAACATCCTCAATCTCAAGACCGCTTTTGTCCGCGAACTCAGTAATGCTCACTGAAAGACGCTCGAAATTAGCGCCTGCAGCAACACCTGCATTTACCAGCGCCGTTAACGTCCCGGCGGCAGCCGAGAAGGTAATCCCGGCGCTGGCGGCGGCTTTACTCACCATCAGCATTCTTTCGGCAGTCAGGCCAGCAGTATTGCCGGAAAGCACCAGTGTTTTATTGAAATCGGAGAGCTGTGAATTACTGCGGTACCAGGAATACAGCATCAGCCCGGCTGTAACCGCAACAGCAGCCAGCGCCACATTAAACGGCGTGATAAATCCGCGTGCCCGGCCAAGATTCTCTGCAGCATCGGAGGCGTTATTAAAACTCTCCGCAAGTTCACCCGCGCTGTCGCTCGCTTCATCCGTGGATTTCTGCACATCACCACTAAAGCCGAAGAGCGCATCGCGCAGCGCCTGAAACATCGGCCCGAAGCCGCCGAAGCTGTCTTTCACCTGCCCGCCCTGCTGGAGCAGGATGAGGAACGGAGACTGCCCACCGGCCAGCTGCGTGGCAATATCGGTAAACTGAGCAGGCAGCATGCGTACAGCATTACTGTATGCTCCCACTGACATCCCTGCACGGCGGGCTGCGGCTTCCTGCCGGTTAAACGCCCGGTCCACCTGGTCGGCGGCAGCGGTTGCAGCCTTACCCAGTTCGCTGAGTTTCTTTCCGCTGTAAGCCAGTTGCTCATTAAATTTTGGTGAATTCAGATCGAGATTAACGATCAGGTCACCCACCGGCTGGGCCATAGCGCACTCCTCCTAGACTTTCAGCAACGGACATCATGGTGTTGTCATCCTGTTCGGTAACCAAATCAGGGGGATTAAGAAGACTGAAGCTGGCGGGAGTCAGCTCCGTGTCCTTACACATGATGGAAATAATAAGATGGCTCAGGCGGGAAAAATGAACATCCTGCAGATCGTTTTCAAAATACTGTTCGCGGTAAAAACGCCCCCACTCAGCCAGTTCTGAAGATGACATGCCGGCAAGCATCTGGCGCCAGTCCGGGCGTCGAAATTCCCTCGCCAGCTTCATGACAAAATTCAGCTCGCCGGCGAGGACTTTTCCGCATCAGGCGCTTCGGCTTCTTCCTGATCCCCGGCATTGTCTGGCGAGGCCTCCGGCAACATATCAGACAGCACCTTCACGAAGCGATCAGCAGCCCCAATCATGTTGATGGGCCAGCCGGACAGAATCTCCTGATGCAGTTTTTCCACGTCGCCTTTAGCGGGGTCGGCCTGCCAGAGTGACATTGCAACCAGTCGGGCGCCGAGGCGAATATTTTGCTCCACCAGCAGCGGGTAAAGCGTTTTCTCGTCAGCATCTTCCGGCAGTTCTTTTTCTGCCCCGGCAATAAACTTCAGGTGCTCAATACGTTGTAAGGCAGAAAGTTCGTAAAGCGTAATTTTCTCTTCACCATACTCAAAGAGACCGGATTTCAGGTATTTTGACATTTTTACTCCGTAAAGGGGCTTTCGCCCCTCAGGGTTCAGGAAACGGTAACTTTACAGATCGCAATGAACTGACCGTCACTGGTCATCACCACGATGTCCGCCTGGCCGGCGGCCACGCCCTTAACGGTCAGGACATTGCCGGCCGCAGTTACAGTCGCTTTCGAACGGTCAGAAGACGAAGCCAGGAAAGTTTTATCCGTGGCGCCAGACGGGTTAACCGTGACATTCAGTGAATCGGAAGCATTGACCGCTAGTGCAAGCGTGGTTTTGCTCAGCGTCACGCCGGTCACCTGAGTAACGGGGGTTCGGGTCTCTTCCGCCAGGCTTGGTTTGCCGTTGTTACTGATCTTCACGCTGCGGGTAATCACTTCTTTTGCCGGAATGGTCTTACCCAGGCTACTGATCCAGCCCTTAAACACGTCAACCGTACCGTTGGGGAATTTAATTTTGTAGGCGCGCACATCACCTGCATAGAACCAGTCAACCAGCCCCTGCTGCCCGGATTCACCCGGCTTCCAGGCGAGCACAAAGCTGGTTTCGCCAGCGGACTTTTCACCCTGTGCGGTGTTCGTCCAGTCGGCGTTGGGATCGTCAAGATAAGTATCGTCATAAGACTCCGCCGTCAGTTCCCCCGGCGTCAGTTCTTTAACCTTTGCCGTGCGCGTCCAGTCCGTGTCAGAAAGTGGGTTCGCATAGGGATCGCCGGAACCGGTGTACACCCAGAACGTGGTGCCGGCGCCCTTGACGGGCTCAAGAGGGTTTGGTGTTGGCATAATTTCCTCACATCACATAAGAGACAGAATATTGCAGGTCCGCCGAGCCCCACGTCGCCAGTTCGTCATCGCGCTGGTAGTCGTAGCCCCGGGCAGACATGGTTTCGAGAACGCCGGAAAGCGTGGAAATGCTGGCCATGACCGGATAAATGTTGTTTTCCATCCATTCATCCAGTGCCGAATCGGTGTCATCCCCTTTCAGAAATACTTCGATATGCAGCGTCGCCCGCCACATATCTTCGTCAACGGATTCGTCGGAAGACTCGGCGTCCGTGAGATACACAGCCACCGCCGGCAGATCCTGCGCGTCCAGTACGGACGGACGGCCATCAAACCAGGTCACAGCCTGAGCATTACCCGCCTTCAGGGCGTCAAGCACAGCTTTACGAATCAAAGGGTGTTTCATCTGGTGACTATCAGCCTCAGTTGGTTGCGAAGCGCGGCGGCCATCTCTTTAGCCAAATCGGTTTCGGTCAGCCGCTTACTTTCTTCCTTAAACGCCGTGGTTAAGGGTACTGCCAGCGGGATACTGACCACCTCAACCGGATATCGCGCCCGGGTGGTGCGGCGAAGCACATGCCAGCGCCCGTTTTTCAGTTGCTGAATAAAACCGCCGGGAAAGGAAAACTTACCGATACGCAGCACACTGCCGGCACCGGATACGTCACGCCTGCGGCGGGAAAGCCTGACGCTGGCGACGCCCAGTTTGATGGCGGGAAGATTTCCGCGGTTGACCCGGATGGTCGCCAGCGGTTTACGGACGGTGGCTTTCTTCAGGCGGGCACGCTGGTTAACCAGCTTCCTGGGTACTTTCGTCTGTCCCGCAACACGCCGGGTGCTGTGGCTGACTGCCCGCACGGCCACGCGGTTAACAGCCTGAGAGGATGCACGTGGTACCGCAGTTTTACTGATGCTTTCAAGATTGGCGATGGCCTGCTCCAGTCCTTTGATGGACATGCTGCCCCCTTATTCAATCCAGATTTGCGGCTTTCCGTTGAACATTTGCTGACGGGTAATTTTGTACGTTTCACCTTTCCAGATGACGACATCATGCCGGCGCGGTTTCAGTGAATCCGAAAACACAACGAGGGACAGACCCTCACCGGCCAGCGGTCCCATTTCAGCCACGAACTGGCTTTCGATGGCGTCGTACCCGGTGCCATTAATCAGCACACGCTCTCCCATCTGCCGGACAGTGGCGGCGTCCATGCGCGCCACCATTTGCCGGAAGCGGTTAGCCATTCAGCCTTACCGCGACTGAAGTGGCATTCGCGCCCGCCGCTTCCCAGGCTTTGCCGGCCGGTACCGCTCCGGTCGCATCCAGCTGGATTTTTCCGCCTTTGATATAAACCGCCTTGCCCTGAGCGATATCATCTGCGGCCAGTTTTGGCAGGATCACGACGCCGGTGGTGCGTCCATCTCCGGTTTCACCGGGTGCGATATCAACGATTGCCACTGCGACAACGTCACTGATTACAACGGGTGCGCCACTGAGGATTGCGGAAGCGCCACTGTTAGTGATGGCGATGGTATTGCCATCCTGAAGATAATTTTTCATGCAAGTCTCCACGGCCCCTGGCGGAGCCGAATTTCAGACACAAAAAAAGCCCTGACGGGCCACGGGAACTACAGGGGTGAGATTATTTCCCGGTGGATTTGACCAGACCGCGGTAATCAAGCGGCGCCACACCCGCGTCGATACGCACTTTGGTGGCCACACCGTCTGTGGTGAAACCCTCCTGCTGATCGATGTACGGCGTATCGACGCCATTCAGGTAGGCAACCTCGATGGTGTCGCTGCCTTTTCTGGCGGCCAGGTACCACGCTGCCGGGTCAGCATCATCAAGACGGGGCTCAGAAATGATTTCTGCAAAGTTCCGGATCGGGTTTTCGATACCGGCGTTGACGTCAGCACCCTTCACGCTGGCAGACTTGATGGTCTGGCTGGCTAAAGTTTCCAGCACCGTCGGTACCAGGACGTAAGCCGGGCGAATGTTAAGCGAGCGCTCCCCTTCTTTCTGTACACGCATCAGCTGGCGCGCTTTATCGAGGCTGGTGACATCGATAGCGCCGTTCGAGAGGTTTTTGTGATCGGCACTGAACAGCGCCTTACCGTCTGACAGTTTCGGGTTTTCAATCAGTACCGCATAAACCAGATCGCCGATGGTGGCCTTCGCGGCACGCCCCATTTTGGTGGGGACATCAGTCAGCTGGTTCAGATCATCATTGATGATGGCCTGGCGGGTAATGGAGAAAATCTCACCGTAGGTCGCCAGCGCAATGGTCTCGCCTTTATCGCCGGTGGTCACGTACTTATATTCAGCACCTTCGCGAACCTGACGCAATGACGGGAAGCCGCCCATACCAACACGATGCGCGGTCTTGAAGTCGCTCAGGCTGCCTTTCTTGGTCCACAGCTCAAAGGTTTCTTCGGCTTCTTCCCAGCCCTGCAGCAGTGCTTTATTGGCAACGTCCAGCAGGATATTACCGAAATCAGAGGTGCTGTGGGTCAGCGCGAAGCCGACCATCTGCATCGGGTTATAACTTGCCACGCCGATACCGCGTTCTGTCAGGGACATACGCGCATACTCACGCAGGGTCATGCCGTTGTAGACGTTATCGCGGACCACATCTTCATAGCCGGCACGGGCCATCAGCGCCTGGCGAATACCGTCGCCCACGATATTCCCGTTACCCGCATAGATGTGGGTGGTGCTGGTTTTGTCGGAAGGGGTTGCTGTTTTGCCGAGCTCCGCCAGCAGCTTGTCCTTGGCCTGCTCAACGGTGCAGTCCAGATCGGCAATACACTGCGCCTGCAGGTCCTGGTGGCGGTTGCCGAACATGGCAAACAGATCATTAATGCCGTTGAGCCGTTCACGCTGTTCTGCAATCACCTGGGCACGGATGGTGTCAGCGTTTACCGGAACCTGCGGCGTATCCTGCGGCGCGGGGTTTTGCGGATCGCGGGTGGCGGTGTTGCGCGGCGGGGTGACCATATTACGAATGCTTTTTGGCATCTTCTCAAATTCCTCAATACGTTTTGAATGGATACAGGCCATCGCCTGCAGTGACGGGGTCACCTGGTCGGCAAAACCCTGAGCCAGGCACTCTTCGCCGGTAAGCCAGGTTTCGTCTTCCAGCATGGCGGCAATCTCATCATGAGATTTGCCTGTTTTGGCCGCGTAGGCCGGGATAAGAACACTTTCGACTTTGTCGAGCAGGTCGGCATAGTCGCGCATGTCATCTGCATCGCCGCCCGCGAAACCCCATGGCTTATGGATCATGAGCATGGTGTTTTCCGGCATAATGACCGGGTTACCGACCATCGCGATGACCGAGGCCATTGACGCAGCCAGGCCATCGATATAAACGGTGATGGCGGCGCCGTGGAACTTCAGGGCATTAAAAATGGCGATGCCGTCGAAGACATCGCCACCCGGCGAGTTAATGTGCAGTTTGATGTGGGTGATATCACCCAGGGCTTTAAGGTTGGCCACAAACTGTTTTGCCGTTACCCCCCAGTAGCCAATTTCATCGTAGATGTAGATCTCGGCCTCGCTGTCGGCGCTGGCCTGCATACGGAACCAGCTATTTTTTACGCTGGCTTTCGGGCGGTTCATTACCCGGTTTCGTTTCCTGGACACTGGTGTCTCCTTTGTCATTTGCCGGGTCTGTGTCGAACACCAGCCCCTGTTTGCGGTTTTCATCCACCTCTGCCTTGCGGCGGCGTTTTACGTCATCCGGATTGGCACCGCGCGCACGCACCCATTCGCTTTCCGTGGCCGCGCCACCGCGTAACAGCAGCTTCCACGCGGTCGCCTCTTTCACCGGATCAATCCACGGCATGACCGGCCCCGAATACACCGCGTTGTAAAGCGATGCCTTATCCATACCGCGTGGCAGCTGGATTTCTCCCGAGGCGACAGCCATCTTCAGCCATGCGCGGTACATCGGGCGGGTGATCGCAGCAATAAACGCATCCTGGAGAATGAGGTAACCTTCAGTGGACTCCACCAGCTCCTGGCGCTGGGCGCTGTAGGTACCGTCATAATTCCGGGCGATGCTTGAGAAGCTGCCGCGTGAACCCGCAGCAACCGCACGCAGCTGGCCGTTGCGGAAGGTTTCGAGGTTGGGATTGGGTCGGTCGGATTTGATCATCCCGATGTCTTCACCGGGACGCAGATCATCAAACAGCATGCCGGGTTCGATATTAAGCTCGCGTGAGCCGCTTCCAGCATCGTCAGGATAGGACTGGCCGTCCCCTTTTTTGATGAACATGCCCAGCGCGGCAGCGATACGCGCTGCGGTCAGTTCGGCGTCCTCATATTCCTTCAGTGCAGACAGGCGCATCATCACACCCGCCAGTAGTGAGTTACCGCGTAACTGGTGCAGGCGGCGCATGAACTTCAGATGCAGCATGTTTTCAGCGACGATATCTTTGGTTTCGCCCAGCATCATCCCTTCAGCGGGCATGTTGCGGTACACCAGATATTTCACCGGACGCCCCCAGTCGTTCAGATAGATGCCCTG